GATTGTCATGGCATGTGGGGACACTCTGTGGCAGTTACCCGAAGCAGACTTTGGATACACTGTGTTTACAGAAATTAACACCCCTGCTTGCATTGATGTTGAAGATGTTGTGGGCTGTGGCAACCCCAACTATGTAGAGTACAATCCAGAGGCAACCATTCAGCTGGATTTGCTTTGTGAAACAGAGGTGGTGTATGGCTGTGTGGATGATTCATACTTCAACTATGACTCACTGGCAAACACAGAGGCCGCAGTTGACTCCTGCTTCTACACCCTCACCATTACAGACGGGGTAGGTGATGGGTGGTTTGGCAGCTGGCTTGGCATCTACCAAGACGGGTGGGTGTCGCCTCAGTACAAGATGGGGCCAAATGACGGAAACGAAGAGTCATTTGATGTGTACCTGTCCTCGGAAGAAGAGATTGAGTTGTTCTTCTTTGTAACACCACAGTCACAGAATCAGGTAAATCAGTGTGGGTTTATGCTTACTGGACCTACAGGGGACACGCTCATTGATGTACCTCAGTGGAATATCACTCCATTCCCCAACACGTATTCAGTAACACCATACTGTGGTAACAGTTGCGTTCCTTTTGTGTATGGATGCATTGATGAGGCCGCACAAAACTACATGCAGGACGCGAACACAGATGATAGCAGCTGCTACTACAATGCAGGGTGTACTCAGGCTGGATATCTTGAGTACTACACTCAGGGATATGAGGCTGACTTCGATGATGGAAGCTGCTCAACCTTGGTTGTCTTTGGGTGCACTGATCCTGAAGCCTTGAACTTTGATTCAGAAGCGAACGTTGACAACAGCACATGCGTTGACGTTGTATATGGTTGTCTTGATGAGTCTTCGTTTACCTACAACCCTGTGGCCAACACCAATGACAACAGTTGCTGCTATGTGGATGGGTGCACGAACGCGGAAGCATTGAACTACAACGAGGATGCTTGTTATGATGATGGCAGCTGTGTTGAAGTGGTAGAGGGTTGCATGGATTTGGATGCTTACAACTTTGAGCCCTTGGCCAATGTGCCTGACAATGACAACTGCCTCTACGATGCGGGCTGTGTAACTGGTCCGGGCAATCCATACTGGCTGAATGACCAGTGCTATGCATGGGTGATCAGTGTGGACCCATACTGCTGTGAATCTGATTGGGACGGGGTATGCGTAGAGCTGTACGAATACTGCGGTCAAACCGTATCCTCGGTGGATCTAATGGTTGAATCAATGCTCCACATCTTCCCCAACCCAACAAGTGGTGTGGTAAATATTCAAGCTCCTGTCGGAACAATCATCAAGATCTTTGATGCAGTGGGGAAAGAGGTGATGACCACCTCGAAGAACAGGGTTGAGCTGCCTGCTTCAGGAGTTTATACCATCGTTGCGAACTACAGGGGTCGCATCAAAATTGAAAGAATCGTAAGACAATGAAGCGTTTGATTGCACTGACACTGGCGTTGCTGCCCTTTGTTGCTCTTGGACAGAGTGACTTCTACAAGAAGGTTCTTAGAAGAGCAACGTTTTATGCGGCAGCCAATGGCGGGAACTCCGTGTCTGACGCTGAGTTGTATTCAGTATCTACTGGCGCACTGACAACTGATGTCGTAGAGACGCCATTCGATTACTCACTCACACTCGGAGTAAGAAAGATCGCAAGGTTTGGCTACGAGAATAGAGCCAACATCTTCTACGACGGAACAGAGAAGACCTACGGAGATGCAGCCACCGTGGGTAAGTACGATGGTTTTGAGTTCTTAGCAGAAGCTGATTGGAGAAGGCAGCAGGGAAGGAACTTCCTCGATCAAGATTACTTTGCTAGATACGTCGCAGACAAGTGGATTGTCAAGGCAGAGTATCTTCAGGACGGATTCGCTGATGTAAGATACTTCGAGGCCTCACAAAGAGGGAGGGTGAAGATCGGAAAGAAGCTATCCCTGAATGCTGGTGTTGTTCAGCGCATCTCAGAGCCATACGGGTACGACCCTCTTCAACAATGGGTTCTTGATAACGGACAGATCCACTACACATCCTTGGCTATCAGTCAGGGGTACACCATCGACGTTGAGTCTGGTGAGTTCTTCGATCCCTCGGGGGAGTTGGTTGCTAACGACCCAGCGGTATGGGAACAAGTAGTCATCCCCAACGTCCTTGATGAGTATGTTTCAGACAAGAGATCAGAGCTTCCAAGCCAGTGGGTTTACTCTGCTGTACTGGGGTTTGATTTCTATCACTACAAGAAAGAGTTCTGGCTTCACTCGTGGGGAAACATTATGCCATACCACGTCAACAGTGGAGAGGAATACTCATACCACAACTTTGTCAACAGCAGCCAGTGGATTGACATGGGGGCTGGACTTGTGTTTGGAACAAAGCTTACAAAAAGTCTCGGCATCTTTGCGGAGGGTAAATACAACAGATACTGGAACAGAGAGTGGCACGACTTCTCTCTTGGAATCAACTACATACTACTGTAATGGCAAAGCAAATAAGCGAGGATACTCAAATCACTCTTGACCTAAAGACAATTGGCTTGGCCATCACGGGTCTCGGAGCTCTCATCAGCATGTGGTTCGTGCTTCAGGCAGACATTGCTGAGGCAAAGGAACTGCCTCTTCCTGCGGAGCCAGAGATTACTCGGATGGAGTTTGACATGAAGGACCAACTGGTTCGACAAACAATCATGACAACGCAAGAAGACGTAACCGAAATCAAGGAGGATATCAAAAGGATTGAGGAGAAAATAGATCAACTGAAATGACAGATGAAAATTTTATCAACCCTATATGTATGCTTTGCACTGTTGCTGGCGGCTTTTTTTGTAACACCTGCAGAGGTTTCAAGTGTATGTGACTCAGGCATTTGTGTCGTTGAGTTCAACGCAAGCTTTAACTCTCAGAACAGCGTGCCTTGGATTGAGAAGCTAAGCGATTGTGAAACAGCGCGTGTGGATATAGCTTCAGATCCTTCTATCCAAAGGGATCATAAGATTGTGGTCGTTCCAACAATCGTAATCTTTAACGAAGGGGAGGAAGTAAAAAGATTTCAAGCCAACATCATGATGACGATGGAGGCTACCGAGGAAGATGTTCAGGAGGCTGTTGACGAGATCCTTCTCAACGACTTTTAAACCCACGTCACCTTGATGGTGAGAGCCATGTCTTTGAGGTCGTAGAACTCCTCCCTAACCATCTTCTCGATGATTGGGTAGAGGTAACAGTGAGCCACTTCTTCTTCGCTTGTTTCTGTAAAGATCCTCTGGAATCCATTCTTGTTCATCCCAGCATCTACGTGGATAAACTTAAAATCCTTTGACACCACTGCCTTTACAATCTGATGGTATTGTTTGTCAGGGCTAAAATCGCTCATGATTAGACTATTGGAGGCTGTCGAGACAGCATTTCTAAAAAGTCAACCATGTCAATGATGCCGTTGCCATTGAAGTCCAGCGCATACGCATCATCCTCGGGATCGGGAGATGAACCATACGCCTGAAGCAGCAACAACAAATCCATGATGTACGTTGACCACATAACCTAACTACGCCTATAGTTTGTTGCAGGTTACGGCTTCGGCACAAAAACTTTTATGGCAAAGACATTCGTGTCTTCAGTAGCCACGAGCATATAGTTCGAACCTAGTTGATCGGTGTACGTCTTACCCACTTCCATCTTATATTCAAAAGCTTGAACAGGGTAGTTACCATCCCACTTTGTTGTGACCATGATGTCACAAATGTACTTGTCAGGAGACACATAAAGCTTCTTTGGAGCTTGTGTCACGCAGCCCATGAGGAGCAGGGCAGGAGTCAGTCTAATCAGTTTCATCGAAACTAAATTAGATCAATGCAGAACTGACTCCAAAGATAAAATGTATAATGATGATTATGTGCACAAAATAATCAGTCGTTCTGAACACTGATCGAATTGTAAAACAAAGGGTCGATTTGCTTTATCGGGTGAATGAACTCCCTGTTGCAGTATCGATTGATTTCTTTTTCCTCTGCATTGGTGTTTGAGATGCAGTTGTTTGCAGCTTGGTACTCTGCATTCTTTCTCAGTAGCTCGTCGATCTTCCGACGAACCTTAAGGCAATTCCTATAGTTTTTCATTAGAAGTGATTGATGTCTTTGATTTCCATCTTGTATGCATCAGCTGTTTCGGGCTTGTTGTAGTCATCGAGGTCGCCTTCTCCAACTTTCTTTGCTTTGATAAGGTATTCGTCTTTGTCCATCCAGCCAAGTATCCAACCTTCATACCCCCCCTTAACCTTATTGACTTGAGCAAACACATATGTGTCAACCCTTTGATGCAGTGAAGCAGTTGTTACATGCACCGTGTAATAGTCTTTTGGTGGTACGGTTCTTTGCTTTGTCTTTACATCGATGGTATACATGTAAGGAGATTCAGGGAACCTTACCATATCATAGTCGTAGTTGTTATCCTCAACCACATCACTGAGAAACTTCAGTGCCATCTCTTCTCCAAGGTAACCCACAACATTCCCCTCTCCCTTGCGGATGCTGTTGTTGATGTCGCCATGCCACTGGGATTTCTCCTCAGCCCGACGAATCATTTCATTCGTGACCTTTACCTTGTAAATCTTCATACTCTGCAACAATTGATTTCATAAAATCTAATTCTTCATATATCTCTTTACGAGTTGAGGAAACCACATCAATAACTGATTCTGTATCGTACAGTGGGTCACCATTCTCATCGTGAAGAGCTTCATATAAATCATCCATGACTTGATGAACTCTGTCGCAAGCAATAAGGTAGTAGGAGCTGAGTCTATATGCGTCCATTCTTTATTGATTCTAGTATCTCTTGAATCGCATGATCAACCTGAGAACTATTCTTGGCAAGAAAGATAATGGTTTTTGAGTCAGTTGCTACTAGATGTCTCATGAAAAGTTTCCATCTCATTGGAAAGTCATGATGAGACGGGAGATATCCCTTTGTCTCAATGATCCAGTCATGGTCTTTGCCCACAAAGTCGGGCTTGTATGTGATAGGGAGAACGACAGACCCAGATCGGTCTGCCATCTCCTTACCTTTCGCAGTCATTTTGAAATACTTGTTGGGGAACCTGAACTTTTCCATGAGTTCAAAGGTGTGTTCCTCATAGTCAAAAGATAGCCCGTATTCTTTCAGCTGATCTGCACAATACTTCTCTAGAGAACTAGCGTACCTTCCTAATTGTTTTTTTTTGGATGTACGTCTCTTAGGAGTCTTCGTCCTTCTCTTCATATTGGCGAAGTTACCAAGAGAAATTTGAGAAGTCAAGACTTCTTGAACAGAAAATCTGAACCGATAGGCAATTTAGATTTCTCAGTGTACTCTTCAACGAAGTTAATTGGCTGGAAAAGAGCACGTTGTCCGATCCTTGTGGTGAACCCCGTGTGTGACAGATTCATAAGCAAGAAGTACGGGTCGTCGAGGGGTGTGGGAGAGCCACCTGTCTCTACCTCACGCACCTTTCGAACATGTATCTCACTCATTTTCCGTATCATAGGGTCCATCGATTGAATCTTTCGGTGAATTGTCACAAAGCAATCCGCTCTGTTTACGAACTTTCCACCACCCTCTGTGTCTTCTGCATACGGGGCGACAGGCAATCCATCTGGTCCTTTCCTACGCTGAGCCTCAGTAACTGAGTGACAGTTGAGCCACACCGCTATGTCTTGAGACTTACTGAACGTAAGGAACTCTGAGGCAGCTTCGTAGTGGTAGTCGTGTGTGCCGATGTTGCTCCCCTTCATGTCCAGCTTGAGACTGTTGTACGGATCGATAAAGATCGCGTCGATGGGTTGCTGGCGTATCACCTTCTCCATGAACAAGATGATGTCTGAGTAGGAGTACACCTGTTCGTTGTTGATGACGGTGAAGTGCTCTTGCACCCACTCGTATGCCTGCTTCCTTTCGAAGTACGTCATGTCGGCAACCTTCTTGTCCATCGCAAACTGCATCAACGACATCTTCAGGGATGCGGTTCTGTTCTCCGAAGAGTACAGCACCCACTTCCATCCGTGCCTGATAGCTGAGTTGGCAATGAGGTACAAAGCAGTTGTCGTCTTACCCACATTGGAGTGACCATTGATGATGGTGAACTCCTTCTTGTATCTAAAGAACTCATCGAGCCGAGAGTCTCCAGTGTCCAGCCCTAGGTCAATCTTCCCCTGTGAGTAGTCGTCAATCCACCTGAAGTCAGAGTCGTCAGACGAGATAAAGGACATGTCCCCATCGTTGATGAGCAGCTCCCGTTGAACTGATTTCTCTTCATCGATGAGCTCTCGGATAGGCATCTGCTTTCCGTGCTCAATGCCATCGATGATTGTGTTCAATGCTTGAGACTCAGAGTCGATGTCTCTCTTGCATATCTCTCTATGAAGAACCCTGATTGCCTCCTCTTCCTCAAC